TCGTCCTCTTGGGGCTGTTGCTAATATCTCAGAGCTTAGAGTTGACTTTTGGGGTCGTAGGATTAGCCTGTACGGTAGCGATAATGCTGATAGCCTTAGGGGGCAGTATTTCGATGGCGTTATTCTTGATGAAATAGGCGATCAGAACCCTAAGATATGGAACGAGGTTATACGTCCAGCACTAGCGGATAGGAACACAGACGAGGCTCCTACGTGGTGCTTATTCATTGGTACGCCTAAAGGCAGAAACCATTTCGCAGAGTTCAGAGACAGGGCTAAGACTGCTGAAGGCTGGAAGCTACTAGAGTTCAAGGCTAGTGATACAGGGATACTAGCGGAGAAGGAACTTTGGGGTGCTCGTAAGGAAATGGGCGATGACAAGTATAACCAAGAGTTCGAGTGCAGCTTTGATGCAGCCGTAGAGGGTAGCTATTATGGGCAGATTATCAACAATCTTGAGGCTAAGAACCGAATCACCACTATTGAACGTGATGACTTGTGTCGCTCTTATGTTGCTTGGGATTTGGGGATGTCTGATTCTACTAGTCTGTGGGTTGCTCAGGTGGTGGGAAAAGAGGTACGACTTATTGACTTCACGGAAAACCACGGAGTCGGTTTGGACTGGTATGTATCATGGCTCAAAGATAACGACTACGAAGGCTACACGCAGTTCTTGCCTCATGACGTTGAAGTCAGAGAGCTAGGCACAGGGAAGAGCCGTAGAGAGGTTTTAAGTGAAGCTGGACTCGATATAACTGTAGCTCCTCGTTTATCGATTGCAGACGGTATACAAGCCACCAGAAGGCTATTACCGCAATGCTGGTTCGATCATAAGACTAAAGCAGGTCTGGATGCTCTCAGGAACTACCGGAGGGAGTATAACGAGAGACAGCAGGTGTTCTACGATAAGCCGTTACATGATTGGTCTAGCCATGCAGCAGACGCATTTAGGTATCTAGCGATAAGTCTTGACGATAATGAAACTTCATGGCAGTCAGAATTGCCCAATAATACAAAATGGATTGTATAATTGCGAAAATCCTAAGAGGAACGCATTATGATGGACGAAGGCAAAGTAAAAAGCATTGTCGAGAATGAGATTGATAATGCAATCGGTTATCTTGACTCAGAGACTACCGAAGATAGAACGAGGGCACTAGAGTATTACTTACGTCAGCCTTACGGTAACGAGCGTGAAGGTCGTAGCTCGATAGTTACAGGTGAGGTAGCTGAGGCTATCGATGGTGCATTGCCACAGTTAATGCGTGTATTTACCACGACTGAGGATATTGTCTACTTTGAGCCTAGAGGTCAGCAGGACGAAGAGTCAGCTAAACAGGCTACGGACTACTGTAACTGGGCTTTCTATCGTGACAATGACGGTCTAATCATCCTACATAACTGGTTCAAGGACGCTCTGCTACAGAAGGTAGGCGTAGTTAAATCGTATTGGGATCAGAAAACAGACGTAACGAAGGAAGAGTATAAGAATCTTACTGAGGATGAACTGGCTCTGTTGCTATCGGATCAGTCGCTTAAAGTTGTCAAGCAGGAAATAGAATATACGGAAATGTCGGACATGATGGGCAATGTCATACAGATTCCTAGCTATGAAGTGTATGTACAGCGTACTGAAGAATCAGGTCAGGTAAAGATTGAGAATGTACCTCCAGAGGAGTTCTTGATTGCTAAGTCTGCTCGTAATATCGAGGAGGCTAACTTTGTAGCTCATCGTAGGCTCATGACTCGTTCTGAGTTGGTGGCTATTGGCTACGATCAGAAGGTAGTCGATGACTTGGCTAGTTACAATGATTTAGAGTTTAGCTCTGAGCGTATTGCACGATTCCCTAACGGTGAACAGCCAGACCAGAACAACAGCCTAGACTTCTCGATGGAGACTGTTGAGGTATACGAGTGCTATATACGTATCGATGAGGATGATGACGGTATTGCTGAGTTAAGGCGTATTGTCTATTGCGGTTCTGAGATATTGGAAGATGAGGAAACAGACTATGTTCCATTTCATTCTATCTGTCCTATTCCTATTCCGCACAAGTTCTTCGGTCAATCTCTGGCTGACAGGACGATGGATATCCAGCTCCAAAAGTCCACGATTACACGACAAAGTTTAGACAATCTGTACCTGACTAATAATGCTAGGGTTGGTTATGTTGATGGTCAGGTTAATGTGGATGACTTGCTTAACAGTACGGCTGGTGGCGTAATTCGCATGAAGAACCCGAACGCTCTGGTTCCACTAACGGTTGCAAGTACATTCGGTCAGGCAATGCCTATGCTGGAATACTTGGATGCGGTACAGGCTAAACGTACAGGTGTTAGTGACTCTCAGGCAGGACTTGATCCAGACGTATTGAGCAATGTAACGGCTACTGCTGTGGCTGCGATGATGAAGTCCAACTCAGGCAAGCTAGAGTTAATCGCTCGTATCTTTGCTGAGACAGGTGTAAAGAGTCTGTTTAAGGGCATCTTGCATCTATTGGGCAAGTATCAGGACAAGCCTAGAGTCGTTCGTATGCGTGGTAAGTACGTTCAGTTTGATCCTAGAACGTGGGCTAATCAGTACGATGTCAGCGTTAATGTTGGTCTAGGCTCAGGAGATAGAGATCAGAAGTTAGCCATGTTGCAAATGGTTCTAGCGAAGCAAGAGCAGATCATTCAGCAGTATGGTGCTTCTAATCCTTTGGTATCTATCGGTCAGTATCGCAACACGCTTGCGAAGTTTATTGAGTCGGCAGGTTTCAAAGATGCTAACGAGTTCATGAATGAAATTACGCCAGAGCAAAATGCTGCGCTTTCTCAGCCACAGCCTCCATCCCCAGACGCACAGGCTCAGGTTGCTGAGATGCTGGCTCAGGTCGAAAGAGAAAAGACACAAGCTAAGGCTCAGATTGATGCGGCGAAACTTGATCTTGAGAGGCAGACACTTGAAGCCGAATTTACCCGAAAGGGCATAGAAATCAATATGAAGAACCAGAAGGACTCTGCTGAGTTGCGTATTAAGGAAGCTGAGTTAGCAGTTAAGCAATTGCAAGCCGTACTGGCTATGGACTTGGCTGACGAGGCTACGAAGAACAAGCAGACTGAGCTGACATTGAAGGCTCTACGTGAACTAGGCTCTCTGACTAGAGGAATGTAATGGGATTGCTAGATAGCATTGATAACCTGCTAGGAACTCGTTTAGGGCTATTGGCGAACGATCCTAGAGCAGCTATTGGTCAGATGAATCAACAGGCTGGAGCGTTTAATCAGGCTTCTTTATTGGCGGTTCAGGCAGAGCGTAATGCTATGAATGGCAGACCATCTACGCCGGAGCAGTTAGCAGCAAAGCAAATGGTGGATGACTACACTCGAAACTTAGCAATGGGATTTGTTGGTTCAGTAAATCCAATTAAGGGAACTTGGTATAAAGGAATGTATCCTTTTGATTACACTAAAGAAGTTAGGGCAACAGTTCCTAATGTTCCACAATGGAAACAAGAAGTAATTGATACTGGTCCATTAATTGATCCAAAAGATATTGCAAGAACTACTCCATTCCCATCATTTTCTTCATTGCCTGATTTAGAAGGAATTAGGGGATTTTTTGCTAAGTCTCCAAAAGTAGCAAGTGAGTTTGCTCCTGCTGAAAGTGGTGCTGTTTATCCTGTAAATATTAATGCTGAGAAAGTATTTACCATTAATGCTAAAGGTAAAAAAGCAGGAGAATTACAATTTGGCGATAAATCTACAAAATTTAGAAATGCTGTAAAATCTGGTAAGTATGATGCAATTTTGATAAAAAATACTGCTGATGAGGGTGATATAGCTATTGCTTTGACTAATGCAAAAATTAAATCTATATTTGAAAAATGAAAAAATCAGATTGGGCATTAAACCTGCTGAGAGATGACTTCTTCATAGAGATGATGGAAGAACTCAGAGGTGTAGAGATGACTAAGTTCTTAAATAGCGACTATAACGATGTAGAGATACGTGAGCAAGCGTATATGCGTTTAAGAGTCTTAGAGTCCATTGATAATCACATTCAAGGGTTAGCGGATCAAAAGCAGATTGATGCAAAAAAGTTTAAGATTTTGTAGTCCGAATCGTCCGGTTGGCGATATAATTAAGGAAACATAAATGAGCGATACTCAAAGCACGACTCCCGAACAGGGAAATGCAGAGTTAACGGTAGAAGGTGCAGCTAACGCTTTCTTGAGCATGATGGAACGTGAAGATGGCTCCCAACAAGGACAACCAGAACCGGATTCAGAAGCTAACGAAAGCGATGCCGAATCAGAGGAATCTGAGGTAGAACAGGAAGATGACGGTGAGGAGCAAGAGCAGCCCACGTATCTGGTTAAAGCAGCCGGAGAAGAACGTGAGGTAACGCTTGATGAGCTTATCAAGTCCTATCAACTTGGCACGGATTACACCAAGAAATCGCAAGCTGTCGCAGAAGAGCGCAAGGTAGTCGAAGCCGAGCGTCAAGCAGTTCAGGAAGCCAAGCAGATGCGTGATACGTACGCGCAGAGACTTGAGATGATTGAGCAATGGCTACAGCCGCAACAAGAAGAAAATCTGGAATACCTAAAAGAGACTGATCCTATTGGATACTCTGTAAAGGTTGCAGATATGATTCAGAGAGATAAGCAGCTAGCTGCTGTACAGGCTGATAGAAATAGGATTAATCAGCAACAGGAGCAAGAAAGACAGATGCAGATGCAGCACTTAGTGGCTGAGGAAATGCAAAAACTGACTACTGCTATCCCTGAATTTACTGATCCTGCTAAGGGTGAGGCTATCAGAAATGATATTCGAGCTTTTGGTAAGCAGTTAGGGTTTTCTGATAACGAATTAGCGGCTGTCTATGATAGTCGTGCGGTACTAACTCTGTATAAGGCTATGCAGTACGATAAGTTAGTCGCAAGTAAACCAGCTATCACTAAGAAGGTGAACGAGGCTCCTAAAGCGATTAAAGCTGGAGTAAGCAAGCCTAGAGATAGTAATGCTGAAGAAATGCGGAAACTAAAGGCACGAGCTAAGTCTAGCGGAAGTATCCGCGATGCAGCTAGTGTATTTGAACGATTTTTATAAGGAATTAAATCATGGCTATTTATAATGCTTATGACGCAATTGGTCAGCGTGAAGATTTGACCGATGTAATTTATGATATTACGCCTACTGAAACTCCATTCATGAGTTCTATTGGCAAGACTAAGGCAACTGCTGTTTACCACGAGTGGCAGACTGACTCGTTGGCTGCTGCAACTACTAACAATGCTGCTGTTGAAGGTGCTGATGCTTCTGACGCTACATTGTCTCCAACAACTCGCTTGGGTAACTATACTCAGATTCTGCAAAAGACTATCAAGGTCTCTGGCACTTTGGATACAGTTAACAAAGCTGGTCGTAAGTCTGAGAAGGCTTACCAATTGGCTAAGGCATCAAATGAAATCAAGCGTGATCTAGAGACTATTCTGTTGGCTAATCAAGGTCGTTCTGCTGGTACAACTAACTCTACTGCTCGTAAGATGGGTTCATTGCTGTCATGGATCAAGACTAACTCTGATGCTCAGACTAACGGTGGTGATCCAACTACTATCGGTGTATCAACTCGTACAGACGGTAACACACGTACATTTACTGAAGCTCTGCTGAAAACAGTCGTTTCTGAGGTATTTGTATCGGGTGGTTCACCTAAGATTCTGATGGTTGGTGCATTGGGCAAGCAGAAAGTATCTAGCTTCACAGGTCTGTCGGCTTATCGTTATAACGTCAATGGTGGTACAGGCGGTTCGCAAGCTACTATCGTTGGTGCTGCTGACGTTTACTTGTCAGACTTCGGCTCAATGGCTGTTGTTCCTAACCGTTTCATGCGTACACGCGATGCTCTGGTACTTGATCCTGAGTACGCTGCAATCGCTTATCTGCGTCCTTTCCAGACTAACGAGCTTGCAAAAGCTGGTGATGCTGACAAGACTCAGATTTTGGTTGAGTGCACATTGGAAGTTAAAAACGAAGCCGCGCACGGTATCGTTGCTGACTTGAATATGGCTCTGTAATTGAATAGCCCTCAGGGATTCGTCTCTGGGGGCATTTACGAGGACTTATGGACTTTAGAAAACAGGTTGTACACGCGGACGGTGATGGCGGCATTATCATCGAGACTAAACAGGATGTTACTGAGATACTAGAGAGTAACAACCATATCAGAGAGGCAGACAAGGCAAGGCTAGGAAATCTTAAAGAATTGCACCACGTAGCTCGAATACCTTTTACGGTCATTGATGACTTGAATAAAAAAGGAGTTATGAGAGGGTTCACTATTCTTGACGATGTAGCATTTGCTAAGTGGCTCAATGATTCCGATAATGCACAATGGAAAGTCTATAGGGGTAATATCTAATGGGTATAACAGTTGGCGTATGTGTTCCAGCTAGAGACGAGGTTCATACTGGCTTTGCGTTTGACTTTGCGAAGATGGTAGGACGAGATTCTAAGTTTCGGTGTGGTTCTGGTGATAATGGTCTGAAGTTATACACAATGGCTGGTACGTTGATATTTGACCAGAGAGAAAAGCTGGTTGATGCTGCGTTAAGCGAAGGTTGTGACTACATTCTGTTTATTGACTCAGATATGAGGTTTCCTAGCGATACGATAGAGATATTGTTGAGCAGGAATGTACCTATTGTCGGTGTTAATGCGGTTACTAGACGCAAGCCTACGTTACCAACAGCCTTAAATCTTCAGATAGAAAAAGATGAAGAAGGCAAGATTATTAACCATGCTTGGCATAAAATAGACTCTAGAGATAAAGAGGGTATTGAGCCTTGTACAGCAGTTGGTGGTGGCGTAGTAATGATCCACAAAGATGTATTTAAAGCCATACCAAAGCCGTGGTATGACGTAGGTTGGGGTAGTAAGGGAATCATTGGCGAAGATGTACATTTTTGCGTTAAGGCTCTGGATAATGGATTCCAGACGTATGTAGATCACAGTCTATCTAAGCATATTGGTCACATTGGTACGTATGAATACCGATGGGATGATGTTGAGGACGGTGCTGTGGAGAGACACAACTCAGGGAAATAGCGATGGCATTTACGAGCTATACGGATTTAAAGACTACGATAGCAAACTATCTAGCTCGTAGTGACCTAACAGACCAGATACCAGACTTCATTGCTCTGGCTGAGGCAAGGCTATCTAGAGAGCTTAGAACACGCAAGATGCTCGTTGTGGCTCGAGCTGATACCGTAGCAGGTATAGAGACGTTATCGCTTCCTGCGAGCTTCCTAGAGATGCGTGACGTACATATCCGTACTAATCCTGTGCGGTCGTTAACGTACCTTTCTCCTAATACATTTTTTGCAACAGCTAGGACAACTGATTCGGGTAATCCTTTAAATTACACGATACTTTCGTCAGAGATTCAGTTTGCTCCGATACCTGATTCTGAGTATAGCGTACAGATGTTGTATTACGTTAAACCGGATGTTTTAAGCAGTACCAATCCATCGAATATATTTTTGGTTAATTATCCTGATGCTTTGCTTTATGGAGCATTGGGTGAGGCTGAACCATATTTGATGAACGATGCAAGGCTTCAGGTTTGGGGTGCTTTATATGACCGAGCTATTTCCACAATCAATGTATCTGACCAAAGTAGTGAGTACGGTGGTCAGCCTATGTCTATGTCCGTGAGGTAATTATGTCTGAAATGTCGAATTATTTAGAAAATGCTTTGATTAACGCTACGTTGCGTAATACGAGCTATTCAAGTCCAGCTACAGTTTACATTGGTCTTTACACAACTGATCCAACTGACGCTAATACAGGAACTGAGGTTACTGGTGGCTCTTATGCGCGAGTAGCTGCTACCTTTGGTGCTCCTAGCGATGGTGTATCTACGAATAGTGCTTCTGTTGAGTTTCCAGTAGCCACAGGTAGCTGGGGAACTGTTACTCACATGGGTATCCTTGATGCTCTGACTAGCGGTAATCTTCTTTACCATACACCACTAACTACGTCTAAATCTGTTGTGTCAGGTGATACGTTGAAGTTTGCTGTTGCTGGCATATCGGTAACTTTGGCTTAATTATGAAGATCGATTTTTCATTTGAAACTCAGTACGGTAACTTTTGTGATGCAATTCATTTGCCAGATGATCATACGTTAACTGATGCTGAGATTGAAACGATGAAGCAGCAAAGGCTAGACAATTGGATTGCTATCGTTAGTGCGCCAAGCGTAGAGGAATAAAATGGCAGATCGCTATTGGGTAGGTGGAACAGGTGCGTGGAACTCAACAAGCACAACTAACTGGTCTACTGCTACTGGCAAGTCAATTACAGCAAGTTGCGCGAGCACGACACTAACTGTAACTGCTGGAACGGTAGTTATTGGTGATACCGTTTGGTCAAACAATCACACAAGTTTAGGAAATATTACCGCTAATCTTGGTGGTGGTTTATGGACGGTTTCTGTTGGGGGTACTTTTGCTTCCCAAGCTATGAGTGCTGCTACTGCTGGTGCATCTGTTCCTACTGCTGCTGATAGCGTATTTTTTGATGCAAACTCAAATAGCGGCACAACCAACTTTACCGTTACGATGGCAAATACGCCTCGTCTCTGTAACGACTTTACTGCGTCTGGTCTAGATGGAACGATGACTCTAGCGGGATCAGCTATTGGCTTGACTGTTAGTGGTAGTTTAACTTTCCAAGCAACTAACTTTACTCGTACTTACACAGGTACGACAACATTTGACGCTACAACTACTGGTAAAACTATTACTACCAATGGTGTTGCATTTGGTCAGGATATTGTTTTCAATGGTGTTGGTGGTGGATGGACGTTAGGTTCTGCTCTAAGTGTTGGCTCTAATGGAATAACTTTAACTAACGGAACACTTAATACGTCAGGAAGTAATTACGCTATTACTACTGGCACATTTGGTTCTAATAACGCTAATACTAGGACATTAACGCTTAACGGATCAACATTTACTATGAGTAGCAGTGCATCAGCAACATGGGATATAAGTGCTAGTTTAACTCTCAATACAGGAACATCAACCATAGTATTTTCTTCTAATTCTTTAGCAGGTGGTTTTGCTGGAGGAAACAGAACTTACTACAATGTTTCTTTTACAGGAACAGGAACGACAAATTCTGATAGATATATAAGCGGAACAAATACGTTTAATAATCTAACTATTTCTACTCCTGCTGCTGCTGCTTGCAATGCGTTTGGTTTTGTCAATAATCAAACTATTAACGGCACATTAACAGCTACTGGTGCTAATGGTAATCAGAGATTATGGCTTCGTTCTCAAACTACTGCTGCTGCATCATTTGGAACTTCAGTAACAATTACTTGCGCTGCTATTGCTGCTATGAGCGATGTAGACTTTAGTGATATTACTATTGCTGGTGCGGCAGGTACATTATCTGGTACTCGTCTTGGTAATTGTGGCGGAAATAGCAATATCACTTTTGTTGCTGGTAAAACTGTTTATTGGAACTTAGCTGCTGGTGGAAACTGGAACGCTAACGCATGGGCTACTAGCTCTGGTGGTGCTATAGCTACAACTAACTACCCATTACCACAAGATACTGCAATTGTTGAAAATACAGGTTTAAATACAAGTGCAACTATTACTATATCTGGATATATAAATATATCAGGTGTAGATATGTCAACTCGCACTAATGCGATGACATTTGCAACTGGTTCAACAATTCCTTATTTTTATGGAAATTTTAATTTTGGTTCTGGTGTAACTACTACTGGAACTGGTGAACTTACATTTACAAACAGATCAACTAAAACACTTAATTCTGCTGGTATATCTTTTACACAGTCAATAACAATTGATGCTCCTAGTGGTGGCATTCAGCTTGTCACTAACAACATGACGCTTTCTACTGTAACGGAAATATTCACGTTAAATCAGGGAACGCTTGACTTAAATAATCTAACATTAACAGTAGGTAAGTTTGATTCTGCTAATAGCAATACACGAACTATTGCATTTGGCACAGGTAAAATTTCTTGTAATGGTACTGGTACTGTTTGGACTACATCAACTTCAACAAATTTAACTACTACTGGAACTCAGCTTGTTGAAATAAATAATAATACTACATCAACAACTTCTGTATTGGGTGGTTCTTTATCAGAAGCAAATTCAATTAGTTATAACTTTATTTCTGGAACATATGCTTTAACATTTTTGGCTTCTCTTAGTAATTCTGCTAGAAATGTAGACTTCACAGGATTTGCCGGTGTTTTGCAAGCTACTAGCACAGGACGTATTTTTGGAAATTTAAAACTTTCTTCAGGAATGGCATTAACTGCTTCAGCTAGTGCTATGTCATTTCTTGCTACTAGTGGTACTAAAACTATTACTACTAATGCTCAAACAATTGATTTCCCAATTACGTTTGATGGTATTGGTGGAGCATGGCAGTTACAAGATGCTTTTACAATGGGTTCTACAAGAACCATGACGTTGACTAATGGAACGCTAGATTTATCTGGAAAGACTTGTACTGTAGGAACTAGCTTTGTAACAGCAACAGGAACAAAGAATCTGACATTTAATGGCGGTACATTAATTTGTCCTACTGCTAGTGCAACAGCCTTCAATAATGCTGCTCCTACTAATTTTTCGACTACAGCAGGTACAGGTACTGGCACTATCTCAATGACTGCTGCTACTGCAAAAACTTTTGTTGGTGGTGGGTCAACATACAACTGCACATTAAATCAAGGTGGTGCTGGTACGTTGACAATTACTGGTGCAAATACGTTTAGCAATATTACTAACACAGTACAACCTGCACAGATTACTTTCCCTGCAAGCACAACTAATACATTTACTAGCTTTTCATTGTCTGGAACTGTTGGCAATTTAATTACATTACGTAGTTCATCGTCAGGAACTAGATTTACATTATCTGATCCATCAGGAACGGTATCTGTATCTTATTTAGATATTCAGGATAGTGCTGCTACAGGTGGTGCTACTTGGATAGCTAACGATTCTACAAATAGTGGGAATAATACTGGTTGGAGTTTTATAGTACCTTTAAATGGTGATATAAGTGCATCAGCTACTGTAGTAGGTAATAATTATCGTCTGCTTCCAGCAAATGGATTAATGAATGCTGCTGCTACTGTTTCTGGTAATGCTTATGGACTTGGGTTTATTAATGGACTAATAAACTCTGCTGCTACTGTAAGTGGTAATGCTATTGGGATAGCTTCTATAAATGGAATAATTCTTTGCAATGCTGATGTTGTTTCTAATATTTCAATAGCAACTAGCATAAATGCTTTAATAAATAACTCTGCATCGCTTAATGCTAATCTTAAAAAAGTTGGTGAAGAATGGATAACTAGCCAGCCAGTTTCAACTACTTGGTTTATACAATAATGCAAAAGATTATCTTTGGTGAATGGTTGCCAGACCAGCCTAGTGTTACTGGTGCAGTTACGGATGCTATTAATTGCTATCCTGTAACCAATGGCTATGCTCCATTTAGGCAGGAAGCTGATTATTCTGCTGAAGCTGCTCAGGACTTGTTAGTTACCTTTGCTGGCAAGTATGACGGTGCTACGACTCTATTTGCGGCTGGTGCTACTCAAGTTTATAAGTTTGACTCTAACGATACTACATTAGACTCTGTAAGCACTACATATACGTCTACCGATTCATGGGATGTGACTCAGTTTGGCTCTAAAGTTATTATTGCCAATGGTATAAATAAGTTGCAAGCCTATAATTTATCTGGTGGATCATCGTTTGCTGATTTGGCTGCTGCTGCTCCTGTTGCTAAGTACGTAACAGTAGTGAGAGACTTTGTTGTAGCTGCTGATGATGGAAGTGATAGTAATAAGATTTACTGGTCTGATATTAACGATGAGACTGATTGGACTCCAGCCTCATCTAGTCAGTCAGATAACCAGATTCTTCCTGACGGTGGAGACATTACAGGCTTAGTCGGTGGTGAGTACGGCTTGATCTTTATGGAGCGAGCTATTTATCGGATGAGCTACGTAGGCTCTCCGTTTTTCTTTCAGTTTGATGCTATTTCTCGTACTTTAGGATGCTCTACGAACGGCTCTATAGCTCAGTTTGGCGGTATTACTTACTTTCTATCTGATGATGGCTTCTATGCTTGTGATGGGCAGACAACTAAGAGTATCGGTGCTGAAAAGATAAACAGATGGTTCTTTGATAACGCTATTCCTAACGAAATACGTACTTCGATGAGTGCTACGGTTGATCCGGTGCGTAAATTAATTGTATGGGATTTTAAAAATACGTTTGGTAGTCGTTATTTGCTGCTGTATTCCATCGATTTAGGTCGTTGGAGCTATGCTGAGACTACGGCTGTATCTGTTTCATTTGGACTGACACCTAGTGCCACACTTGAGCAGGTTGATAACTACGATAACAATTTAGATACGCTAGATATTCCGTTAGATTCTCCTGTTTGGGCTGGTGGAATACTGCTATTGATGGGTGTTACTGGCAAAAAGATTATCTCTTTCTCAGGTCAGCCTAAGTCAGCCTCTATATCCTCTGGTGATATAGATGTAGGAAGGTCTGTTATCACATTGGCTAGACCAATAATTGAGAATGGTACTGGAACTGTAGCTGTTGCTAGTCGTGAATTATTAACTGACGATATTACATTTAGCACAGCAGTAGCGGCTGATAGTGAGGGTCGTGTTCCGCTTCGTTCTGGTGGTCGATATCACAGGATTAAGATGAGTCCTACTAGTGCGTCATGGAAAACTGCTGTATCGACTGAAATTACTATTACTCCACAGGGTACTCGATGACTCAGTTTCGTACGTTACCTGCGTTTGGTGGTGATAATCGTGCTGTGGCTGAGGTTGTCCGTGGAATTATGGACGGTAAGACGAACAATACTGGAACGGTTACATTTGCAGTAGGCGGTGCAACTACTACAACTATCAATGATGAACGAATAGGCTATGGAAGCATTATTCTTTTAATGCCATTAACGGCTAACGCAGCGTCTAGCTTATCTACGTCCTATATTAGCAATAGAGCACAAGGAAGTGCTACGATAACTCATTCTGCTAACGTGATTGCTGATAAAACGTATGGTTACATTGTGGTGGGCTGATGGAGTATAGATATATTGCTCCGCAAGAACTACGGAACTGGTGGTCTAGCGTTAAGTTAGGCTTAGAGAAGATTAAAACCAAGAGTCCAGAAAACTGGATAGTTGAGGATGTATATACGGACTGCTTCAATCAAAAGAGTCTGTTATTTGTGCTGATAGAGAACAACCACTACGCTGGATTCTTTGTATTACAGCCACAGGGTGAAACAATGCACTTATGGGCTGCTTATTCGTTAGAAAATAGTTATGATGTTGTCGAAAATGCCTTAAAATACATAAAGGGCATGGCTGCTGAAGCTAACGTCAAATACATAACATTTTCTAGCCATAGGCGCGGTTGGGCTAAAAGGGCGGCTAGTTACGGATTCCGTCCGAAACAATGGATTTGTGAGGTGTAATTATGGGTGGTGGCGGCGGACAACAAAGTAGCACGACAACTACGAGTATCGATCCTCGTATAGCTCCGTATGTAACGTATGGACTTGAGGAAGCTAAACGTCTATATGAGGGTGGTAGCCCACAGTATTATCAAGGGCAGACGTATATCTCTCCTTCTCAAGCTACTCAGCAATCGCTTCAGATGGCACAAGAACGCGCTTTAGGAGGCTCTCCGCTTGTTAAGGCTGCACAACAGGAGACACTCGATACAATCGCAGGACGAGGCGTTAATCCATTCCTAGCGGGTGCTTTAGAGGGTGTAAATCGTCAGGCTGGACAAGATTACACTAAAGCAATTCAGGCATTACAGTCTCAGGCTTCATCGGCTGGTCGTTACGGTTCTAGTGCTATGGGTCAACAAGCAGGTCAGGCTCAGGACATATTTGCTAGGAACTTAGCGGAAGCAGGTAATCGTATGGCTTATAACTCTGCTGAGGCTGAACGTGCTCGTCAGGTTGCTGCTTCTCAGTATGCTCCACAGATGGCTAATGCTGATTACTTTGATATTAATCAATTGTTAAGAGTTGGTCAGGCTGGTGAGGGTTACGATCAAGCTAGATTACAGGCTGACATTAATCGTTTTAACTATGAACAGAACTTGCCACAAATGAAATTAAGTCAGTTTGCTAATTTGTATTCTAATTCTCCTCAAGGAACTAAGACTACGCAGACTGCTACGCCGACAGGAGGCAAATAATGGGTGATCCAGTAACTACAGGAATTTTAGTTGGTGCTGCTATGGGTGGCGGGAGTGCTGCTATTAAAGGTCAAGACCCACTAAAAGCTGCATTAATTGGTGGCGCTACTGGTGGTATTGGTGGTGGATTAGCTGGTGGGTTTGGCGGTGCTAGTGGTGGCATGAGTGGCTCAACAGCCCCATTTAGTTTAGGTTCAATACTTAATGGTTTTGGCACAAATGCTGCTGCTGGTGGTGATCCAGCTAAAGGCTTGGCTATGAATGCTGCTGCACTTGCTGGCTCTGGTGGCGGGTTTAATCCGCTTAATGGTGGCAATTATGGTAGCGTTGGTGTTCCTAATGCTGGTAGTGGATATGGTGCTGGTGGTGAGTCATTATTCGGGTTTGATCCTTCTATTAGCGGAGTTGGTCAAGGGGTAATGGAGTCTTTAGGAAGTGCTAATAAATTTATAAATGCTTATCCTACCACTTCACAAATAGGATTTAGTTTGGCTAAAGATGCGTTAACTCCAGAGCAGCTTCAATACGCTCCACAAGGTCAGATTCAACGTGGACAGATTCAGCCAATGGATTACATGAGCCTATTGAATCCACAAGGTCAGTCTGTTATGCGTCCTCAACCCATTTCGTTATTGGGGTAATTTATGGCTATCGGCGATTATTTAAGTTACTTAAATCCAGCAAACTACAATGTATTTGGTGTAGAGAATCCTGCCTATACTGGACTGCTAGGAGATCAAGCCGCAGGTCTTAAAAGATCATCAAATATTGCAGGGTTGCTAGGTGCTGCTGCTGCGTTGGCTCAAGGTGTTAGCGGTCAAGGTGCTAGACGTTCGGCGGCTCAAAATATTATTGGTGCGTTAGGTGCTGGTTATGGTTCTGCTGGTCAGGCATATCAGCAAGGATTACAGAACTTTGGACAAACACAGCAGTTAGCTATTCAACAGCGTCAACAGGCTGGCGTACAGGCTATGAAGATGAAGTATCCAGACTTAGCTGATGAGTTTGATACTAACCCTGCTGGTGCGTTCCGTATCGTTGCGGAGCGTGAGGCTGCTACTCGTAAACCTACTGTTGTTAGTGAAGGTGGAACATTGGTATCACCTACAGGTGAAGTTCTTTATTCATCTACTAAGAATAAGCCACAAGCAAGAATAATGACTCCTGATGAAGTCATGCAATATCAATTACCTACAGGTGCAGGTCAAAAGTACCAAGTAGATGCAACTGGAAAGATTAGCCCAATTGAGGGAACACTTCCAACTAAAGAATTAAAACCAGAGTCATTTACAGGTGATTACGGTAATTTATCAATGAGGATGTTTGGAACTGCTGATGTAAGTAAATTAAGTGAACCACAAAGAAAAGAACTTGGCAAAGAAGCAGATAGATTGGGTGTTGGAAAATCTGGTACTAATGTAACTGTTAATACTGGTGATCTAAGCAAGACAACCAAGAGTAAACTAGAAGAAACAATATTATCTAGTGGTGATGCTCTTACTCGATTAAATACTATTCAGGCTTCTTATAAACCTGAATATTTAGGAATTAAGTTCAGAGGTGCTCAAGAATGGGCTACATTAAAAGATAAATTTGGTGCTTTAAAGCCAGAAGAAAAAACACAACTAGCTAATTTTTCTAGTTATAAACAAAATGCTACTCAGAACTTAAATCAAACTATTAAAGATTTGACTGGTTCTGCTATGGGTGTACAAGAAGCTGATCGTATTATTTCTACATTGCCTAATGCTGGAACTGGTTTATTTGATGGTGATAGCCCTACTCAGTTTGAGTCAAAACTTAATAATGCAATTGAGCAGACAAAATATGCTATTGCTCGTAAAAATTATTCTCTTAATAATAATTTAAAATGGGAAAATTTACCATTATCTAAAATGCCTAATATTATTAACCAACGTGGGGCAGCAATAGCACAGCAATATAAACTTGATCCTACTAAACCTGCTGATCTTAAAACTATTAACAGACAATTAGCTGCTGAATTTGGCATTAACTTTTAAGGGTAATCATGGCTGAGTTTGATTATGCTAAAGCATTAATGTCTAGCAAACAGCAGACAGTTAATGAGCCTCAACAATTTGATTTCGCGTCTAACTTAGTTGGTGGTAAACCAATGGTAGGTAGTGGTGTATATCCACCTATGGAAAAGCCTCCTGTAGCTATTTCTGAGCCTTCTATGGCTGCTGGTGCTGGTACTGCGTTTATGGCTGGTATTCCTACAGATAAGCAAGCGGCTATTAATTACTTTGCTAAACAGCGTGGAATATCTCCTAGACGATATACAGTTATTGATGGCGATATAGCGTATCAGGCTGACGATGGAAAGTTTTATAAAGAGGTAGTAGGTGCTGGTGCTAAGGCTGCTTACTACGCTCCTGACGTAGCTGAGATGGTTCCTGATATAGCTGCTGGTATTGCTTTGGCTCCTACTGCTTTAGTTAATCCATTGGTTGCTGCTGGTGGTGTTGGTGGTGTTGCTGCTGGAACTAATTATTTAAGACAAAAAATAGGGCAAGCAATAGCTGGGCAAGAAATTGATCCGTATCAAGTAGGTTTAGCTGGTCTATTGTCTGGTGGTGCTGAGTTGGCTCCTGTCGCTCGTCAAGCGATGGTAGAGCGTAGATTAGCTAAGGATATAGCGCAAGTTAATCCTAATACGGTTGCTTCATTGAGGTCTAAAGCTGGCAAGGTAGGTGTTGATTTAACTCCTGCTGAACTTACTGACATGGCTTCATTGTTTGCACAGCAAAAAGTTGTAGGTAATGTTCCTGAGTCTACTAAGAAGATGCAGGACTTCTATAAGAGAAGAGAAGGTCAGGTACAGAATGCAGTAGATGATTACTTGAGTAGCTTATCTAGAGTAGACGATCCAGCAGTTGCAGGTAATCGAGGAGTACAGGCTCTTGAGGTTCAAAGAGAGAATTTAATTAGAGCTAGAAGCGATGCTGTTGCGCCTATTTATCAAGCTGCTTTTGATTCATCTGTACCAGTAAATACTCAGCCAGTATTAGATCAAATTGATAATATGTTGAAAACTCAGCCTCCTACTGGTAAGGCTGCTGGGTATTTACGTAAGATTAAAGACTTAATACAGCGTCCTGATATTGACCAAGAAGGTAATGTATTAAAGACATTCAAACCAGAAGATCGATTGCCTAACCTGCAAAATGCAAAGTTTGAAATTGACTCAATGCTTAAAGATGAGGCATTTGGCTCATTAGATAAAACAATTCAAGGTCAAATTACAGGCATTCAAAAGAATCTAGTAGAGCGTATGGGTGCTGAAAACGCTGACTATGTTGCTGCTAATAGAGCATTTGAAAGACTATCTGCTCCTATTAATGAGTTTAATGAGCGTATTACTGGTGTCTCATTGATGCAGATGTCACCAGATAATCTTAAGAACTTTGCTAATAGAATATTCCAGAATCCTAGTCCAGAAACAATTAAGTACGCTAAGAAGCAAATTATTGCTGGTGGTGGTGAGGAAGCATGGAACGCTGTTACTAAGGCTTTCCTAGAGGAACAATGGACGTTAGCTAAGAAGCCATCTAAGTCACAACAAGGTACTAAACTTGATACTGGTAATACTTGGCAGAATGTAATAATGGGTGATCCAAAGCAGATGAAAGCTATGCAAGCTGCATTGTCTCCTGAGTCTTTTCAGGCTTTGCGTGACTTAGCTGAGGTATTAGAGGCTGCTGGTCGGGTTAAAAAGCTAGGTTCTGATACCGCATTTAATCAATTAATAACTGAAGAATTGATGAAGAATCCGCCAGCTACTAGCATTACTACTGGTGTTGCTAGGACTGTAGGTGCTGCACTTCAGCCTCAAAACTATGGAAAGATGATTGCTGATTGGGCTACTAAAAAGGATGCCTCAGCGAATGCAGCAAATATCGCAGACATAATTACAAGTCCTGACGGTATTTCACGACTTAAAGAATTAAAGAAAATGTCACCCACATCAGCTAAACGATGGGCTGGAATAGCACAGTTATTGTCTGGTGCTGGAATATTAGCTATAGAGGAATAAATCATGGCAAAGAATAAAGTTAGCGAGTACAGTTCAACGGCTGCAAATAACACGGATATTGGTGGTATTAATATCGCGGAAGGTTGTGCTCCATCGGGTATCAATAATGCTATTCGTGAGCTAATGGCTCAAATTAAGGATATGCAAGCTGGTTCTGATAGTGACGGTCTAGTAGTAAGTGGTGCGTTTACTTCGTCTGGTGGTGCAGTATTCTCCTCTGGCACAACATTCTCTGCTGCTGTTGTGATGAGCAGTACGGTTGCCATGAGCAACAATGTAACGATGACAGGTTCTGCTAATACTATCGGCACGACTACAAGTGCGACTATATTAAGTGGCTCAGTTACTCAGACTAGCGGCTCTGTACTGTTTTTAGATGCTGCTGCTACTACACCTTCGGCTCCTCCATTATCGTGGAGTGGTGACACTAATACAGGTGTCTATCGTCCTGCTGCTGATACGTTAGCTTTAGTTACTGGTGGTGTAGATCGTCTACGGATGAACTCTGCTGGTATTGTAATCATCGGTACTGGTGAGGCTACTACGTCCGTAACAGGCAATATATTACGTGCTCCTAGTGGTGCAGGAACTAATATAGTTGGTGCTGACTTTGAGATTAATGCTGGTAACGGTACTGGTACTGGTGGCTCTGGAAGCATTGTTATTAAGACGGCTGATGTAGGTTCTACAGGCTCTACAGCTAACACACTAACTCAGCGTTTAAAGATAACTCCTAAAGGCGGATTCTCGTTTGGCTCAGGTGCTACTAACTACGGTACAGCAGGTCAGGTATTGCTATCGAATGGCGATGCTGCTCCTTCATTTGGATCGGCTTTAATACCTAAGACAGTCGTAACTGCGTCTGGTACGTCATTTGAGTTTACTGCTATTCCATCGTGGGTAAAGCGTATAACTATAGCAATTTCTGGCTTATCTACGTCAGGAACTGGTTCCGTATTGATCCAGCTAGGAACGTCTAGCTCGTATGAAACTAGCGGCTATCTTGGTTCTGCTAGTACATCAGCAGGAACAGCAGATAATTTTTCATCAGGATTTGCAATAGCAAATTCGTCTACTGCTGGTAGCGTTTATCATGGGATTGTTACTCTCGTAAATCTAGACAGTAATACATGGGTGGAGTCAGGTTTATTAGGGCTATCTAATACTGCTTCACTTAGAGAAAGTGCTGGCTCTAAATCGCTTTCAGCAGCGTTAACTAGACTACAATTCTATATCGATGGCACTCAGACTTTTGATGCTGGCACAGTCAACATTCTCTACGAGTAAATTATGGAAAATATACAGCTAACCGATGACCAAATTGACGCTATAGCAGAACGTGCTGCTGAAGTAGCATTTAAGCGTATCTATGAAGAAGTAGGTCGGTCGGTTGTTAAAAAAATATTCTGGATTGTAGGGGCTGGTGCTCTAGGTATAATGATTTGGTTAGCTGGTAACGGTCAGCTACCTAAGTAATGTGGATCCACTTACAATTCTTGCTGCTGCAAAGCTGGCTGCAAGTGCAATTAAACAAGGTTGTGAACTGTACCAATCGGCTAAGGCTGATGGTATGGAATTGGTGGACGCATACGGTAAAGCCAAGGATGTGGTTGCTGACATTAGTGGTCATTTGGGAAACTTCTTTAAAGCGCATGAGCAGCTTGAGAAACACGTTTACGAGGAAGAGCTAAAGACCAATAAGGTACGTGATCCTGAGCTATCGGTAAACCAAGAAGCGTTTAATAGAGTAATGGCTCAAAAGGAAATGCAAAGGCTAGAAACCGAATTACGCGAAACTCTCGTGTATTCGGCTCCTAAAGAGCTTGGTGCGATATGGTCATCTTTTGAGGCTATGCGCGATAAGGTTAAGGCAGAAAGAGCAGAGGTTCAGCGTCAAGAATTGCAGAAACAACAGGCATCAATATGGCGAAGAGCAAGGATAAAAAAACAAATACACAGTCAACTGACTTCAGTTTTCGCAGTTCTATTCGTAACGATCTGGTTCCTATGGTTGATGATACTAATAAGAACGAGCCACACATACCGTGGACTTTACTCATCTCATTGGTGGTCTTGTGTCTTGTGCTCGTAATTGCATTGCCTGTCATGGGGGTAATGTACATGGACATGAATAATGCGACTATTGTAGCTAATGAAGAAATACGCAAGATGAAGGAATTGCGCTTAAAACTGTTAACTGAAATGCAAGGACAATAATGCTAACAATCTTTTCAACACTCGTATCGTTCTTAATGGGTGGCTTACCTAAGATTCTTGACTTCTTTCAGGACAAGTCAGACAAGTCTCATGAATTAAAGCTGGCTCAAATGCAGACAGACCGTGAGCTTCAAATGGCTGCTGCTGGATATATAGCACAGCAACACATTGAAGAAATAAAGCTAGACGAGATCAAGACTCAAACTGCTTCTGCGGAGAAAGTATCGCTAATTGACGCACAATCTGCGGAGATGCAAGCTATCTACGCGCACGACACAAGTCTCAATGAAGGCACTAGTCAATGGATGAAGAACCTACGCGCTAGTGTACGTCCTGTTATTACCTACGGATTCTTCTTTCTATTGGTAGGTATTGATGCTGTTTTAGCGTACAAAGGATTGACTAGCGGGATTGATTTTAACCAGTTGGCTAATCAGCTATGGGATGACGAGACTCAGGCTCTATTCGCTTCAATCATAGCGTTCCACTTTGGCGGTCGTGCGTTCGGCAAATGATCTACGCTATTTATTTCAGGATGCTGGTTACCGTGTTAGCTAGTTCTTATTTAATTCTGCATTTGCCCAAATGATTAGCAAAAAAGCACTTGAGATGATTGCTCATCATGAGGGCATAAGGACTAAGCCTTATCGCTGTCCTGCTAGGTTATGGACGGTTGGGGTAGGTCATGTAATTGATCCTAATCACGCTAAGGTTCCGTTTGAGGAGCGTAATAATCTATCTATTCCAGATGGTTGGAATCGTACATTTACGATGGAAGAAGTCAATGCAATACTTGCTAAAGACCTTGAGAGGTTCGAGCTCGGAGTTCTTAAATACTGTCCTAGTGCTGGCTCTAGGCAAGGCTGGATGGACGCTCTCGTCTCTTTTAGTTTCAATGTAGGCTTAGGTACTCTTCAGAGATCAACTTTGCGTCAGAAGCATAACAGAGGCGATTACGAGGGTGCTGCTGATGAACTCTTAAAGTATTGTAAGGCAGCAGGTAAGGTTCTTAAAGGTTTAGAAAATAGAAGAAAAGATGAACGAGCTATGTATCTAATGTAATTTGTAATGCAATTGCAATAAGTATATGATATATAGATCAAATGCCTAAAATCAAAATACCTGAAGATTGTATGCCAGCTTGTATTAGCTGCGCTTTCTATAGTTGCGAGCCTAAAGACGATCTAGGTTACTGCAATCGTTATCCTCCCACACTAATTGAAATAGAAGGTAACTTTGAGAGTTGCTATCCGGTGACTGAGCGTACCGATTGGTGTGGTGAATTTATCCGTAAGGTGAACTAATGAGAACAACTGATGATGAATTTATTGCAGTATGGAATAAGTATCATTCAGCCACAAAGGTAGCCGAAGCACTAGATTTAGATGTCCGTAATGTTCATGCAAGACGTAAATCAGTTGAAAGAAAGCATAGCATTCAATTAGTTTCAGGTGATAAGCGTAGTCCTACTTTCAATATAACGATACCAGGCAACGGTATCCGCACTAAGGTAGAAATAGATGACGGAGTAATTATGGTGGCATCAGACTGCCATTATTACCCTGGAATTATATCAACCGCTCATAAGGCTTTTGTTAAGTTAATACCAGAATTAAAGCCGCGAATGATTATTATGAACGGAGATGTTTTTGATGGCGCATCAGTATCAAGACATGACCCAATAGGCTGGCAAAAGCTACCTAGCGTTAAACAGGAGCTAGATGCCTGTATAGACCGATTAAATGAGGTTGAGAGCGCGTCTAAGAGTGCTGCCCTACATTGGACATGGGGTAACCACGATATGCGCTTTAACACTCGTTTAGCGGCTCAGGCTGGTACTGCATTTGAAGGTGTACATGGGATGAATCTGACTGACCATTTCCCACGTTGGAAGTTCTCAACGTCAATTATGGTCAACGATCACACGATGATTAAACACAGGTGGCATAACGGAATCCATGCTATTTACAATAATGTAACAAAATCAGGTGCGTCTATTGTTACAGGTCATCTTCATAGTTTAAAAGTTACTCCGTGGACTGACTATACTGGAACTCGTTACGGTGTAGATACAGGCACTATGGCTAACCTAGATGATCCTACATTTGAGTATGCTGAAGATAACCCTCGCAACTGGCGTTCTGGTTTTGCTGTGCTTACGTTCTGGAATGGTAAGTTGATGCCTCCGGAGCTTGTTGAAGTAATCTCCGAAGGCTTGGTGTATTTCCGTGGACAAATAATAGAAGTGTAGGAGAGCGATATGTACGACTTTATTCAAAAACAGATCGATGCTTCAGAGCGTTTATATAACATTATGCGAGAAGATCATAAGCAACGGTTTGAAAAAATTGCAGCAGTTTACATATTAAGTGAAAATCTACAGCAAAAACTAAACGAACGTGATGCTGAAATAGCAAAATTACGTCAAAAACTAAGATTTTACGAATCTGCTGACTTCATGTAATTCATCATCTCTGCATTCATCTTTGCTTGTGCCCACTTAGTAGAGCCAGATAGTTGCATTAACGCTAATGAGAATTGCACAAAGTTCTGCAACTTCTCTAACTCTAGCTCGTCTACTTCTCCGTTACGTATATTATTTAATACTGCTGAGATACCCTTACGATTAGCGTCTATTACTGCTTGCCAGTCATAATCATCCTTACGCTTACGAGGATTCTTAGTCATTCTTGTCCGATATTTGTATAATCTTTTCGGTCGTGCTGTTTTTCTCCTTTAACCTAGCCTCAAGTGTTCTGGCAAAGTCAGCACCATTAGACCAACCTGCGCGATATATTTCTGCAATTTCCTCATCCGTCAGTCCTACCCATTCTTTCTCTATCGGCTGCGTGTAGTTCGGCTTGCCACCAGAATACGTTTTTACAGCTTGACCTTCAAACATCTTATCTCTCAACTCATTGCGCTGCGCTTCAATGCAAGCAGGTCTGTCGCAGTAGTATCCGCAACTGTGTATGTCGTAGTCAATCATAATGGCTCACCATTCTTCTCGGCTTCTTTATTTATTTCGCGCAATGCAGCTTCCCATCCTTGCATAGCCCAATAAAGAGGCGTGTGTTTTACAACGTCAAGATCGTCAGCCATTTCGTCTCCGTTCCACCATTCATAAAACTTATCTTCGTTAGTCATTTGCATATTCTTTCTTTAGCTTCTTTAAGATTAGAGTTCATTAGCCAAGCAGAGCATTGAGAATCGATTGTAAAGGCGTTTTTACCGTCTCTAAAGCCAGCGTTATAGGCAGACTGTACTCTGGTAGTCAGAACAAGAGAACAAGCCCACAGAGCCGCTAATGCAGCCGCAAACACTAATAGTATTTTCATAACAAAGCCCTAATGTCTGCTACTGGCATACCTAAGCATTCGTGAATCCGTAGAATTATGTCTGCTGATACGTTTACTTTGCCTGAGCGAATCTTACTTATCGTAGGACGTGGCACATTTAAAGTACGGCTAAGTTCTGCATCATTCTTAATGCTGTATAGCTCTTTAATTGCGTCTAACAATTCCATAGTTGCCTCAGAATAAAAAGACAGGAGCCGAAGCCCCTGTTAAAGCCCCAGAAGGAGGATTGGGGCAGCGAAATCAAAATGGAATAATATCGTCAGGATCAGCCGTTTTAACAGGCTTATTTACCGGCTTAGACGCTGCATCATTCTTTGGGCGTACCGATAAGCTAAAGAACTTTTTACCGTCCTTCTTGGATTCTTTAAGCCAACCAGAAAGCCAGAAATCTGTACCAGATACATTGATGCTACCTGAATAGTCTGGATGGTTTTCACTCGTTTTATTCTCATTTCGGTATAGCACTCCACGGTCTGTATTATCGTATTCAGTCATATTATTTCCCTGTTGAAAATTTCTTAATTGTGCTGCGTTCACTAGGCTCTAACCTACTCCAAAATGCTGTCTTAGAGTCTGCGTCAAACTCTTGTAACGTGATGTAATCAATGGCTCCTTGAATGTCGTTTTTTTGCAATAGCATACGCACATCCATAGCAATATCCTCAAGCAGTTCCTGAGTCTTTGCGTCCATTTTGTCGAATACATCTACGGTAATAGGCTTGGCTGACTTAGGCTCGTCTTTCTTGATCGTAGCGTCTACAGCGTCATGCTCAGTTATCTCTAGGGCATTCAGCATTAGGTATCTACGCAAGTAGGTGTGCATCGATCCTAGAGCCTGTATGGGAGGTGCTTTGCCTGCTCCAGCCTCTGCGGTAGGACTACTGAAATAAATAGCACCACCGAACTCTGAGTCGTAAATACGCAGGGTAGCTTCACCTTCGCTAATGCTAAAGACTGAGCATAGACCTAGATTATCAAAGATGACGTTAATGCTAGGAAGGAAGTCTGCCAGTTCAAAGTATTTAAATCCGGCGAATGAGTTAAAGCCTGACTTTTTTAATGGCTGTTCTTGTAGTAGAACTCTGGCTTTCTGTAGCTTGCTATATACAAGCCATTGTTGCTGTTCGTGCTGCTCTTGCAATTGATAGTCGTTATTCATAGTAGATTCCTATTTATTTGAATTTTTTATACTGAACAATATTGGTAGGTTGTGTTTTCTCAAGAGTAGATATTTTTGTAGCCGCCTTTTGCTCCTTTCTAAGTTTAGCGAAAGTCTTACGAATGTCCGTCTTAGCTGCCGTAACGTAGTCTTTCTTGTAAAGTATGTTTTTTTCATCTGTCATAGTGAACAAGCCAAAATGTAGAGGAAAAGCAATATTACACCACAAAGTATTGGATGACGAGCAAAGAAATCATTGGTGTTGAGCAATTTATTCATAGTTATCATTCGATTCTAAAATATTAACAAGTTCGTGGATTTCTCTAGGAGCTACTAGCAAGGCTTCACAAGCTATATTAAATATTTCTTTCTCTCTATCGCTAAGTTTATTTTCTAGTTCTTTTACATATAAGTTGTCAGTTAGCAATCGCAAAGCATAGACAATCTCAGCTACTTCCCAATTGTGCATATTAGTTTTCATATTCAGCCTTTGCACGAGCTTCTGCTGAACGAGCTTCTGAGTATGCGTAGTCGTTAGAGAGCGTGTTAAAGCCTTGATAGTATGTCCATTCACCGTTTACTAAGACTTCAACGATAAGATCGTATGCGTCTGTAAATGGGCTACCTTTAGAAACTGTGCGAACTGTTGCTGATTTATTTGTATTCATAGTATTCTCCTAGTAGGTTGCTGGTTAATTATTTATTTACCCAAACTGTATGCCAGTTGCTAGGTAGATTTGCTACTCCATGCAAGACACGAATTGGTTTTTTTGTTTCTGCTCGTTTTAATTCCCATTCTTTTCTAGCAAAACTTGCAGCTTGCATGGCAGTTTGTAAATCAACAATTTTTCCATCTACCAAAATTTCAAAATCAGATTCTGACATACCAGAATTTACATATAATGAAATGTACCAAACTTCTGATTCAAAAGATGTCCAGTTGTTTTTGCGGAATTTTTTTGTTTCACCATTTATATAATTAATTTGGTATTTCATAGTATTCTCCTAGTGGTTAATAGTGTGTTGCAGCAAAGAAACTATAACTTAGTCCAATATTGGATGTCAACAACTTTATGAAAATATTTTATGTACGTACCAAGAATAGGTAGCCGTAGGGCTGAATTTATTGATATTGTTAACAATTCCGGCGGTATTACTGTCAAAGAGATAATACAAAAGTACGGAATGATGGGGTTTGCTAATGATTGGGATATAACGGTAGAGCTTAGGAAATTAGTCAGGTTAAAGTGCTTTAAGATGGAAGGTGATGTATTCTTTCCTGCCTATAGGGATAGACCAGCACTTATTAACGATGAAGTTAATCTAGTCCAGCCTAGAGAACCTGTGCCATTTAAGCCGTTGCAAACATTTCCACGAACAGTAAGCCCAAGAGGACAAGTAATTGAAAGACACACCTTTAAAACCTGTAAGTCCAACGTCCGTTACAAAAGAGAAAACGATTTATAACTTCTCTATGCAAAAGTGTCCTATTTGTAAACATTCACGTTCAGCAATTCAATTTAGAAACTCTGATATTTGTAGGACTTGCAGCAAAAGAAAAGTTACGATATAGTCCTAGAGGATTCACCGGAATGGCTAGGGTAGCTCCCGAAAAGACGATTCGTTACCGTCCTGCCATACCACCTATTTTGTAACGACTACCGATAACGTGAGGTAAATATGCACTACTACCAATTCCATATTGGCGATTACGCAACACATACACGCCATTTAAATCCCATAGAAGATATCGCTTACCGCAGATTGCTTGATATTTATTATCTACATGAACGTCCGTTGAGCGACTGTTTAACAACCGTTGCACGACAGATCAACATGCGTGAGTATGAATCTGAAGTAGATTTAGTCCTAACCGAGTTCTTTGACCACATTGATGGTGGATACATTAATCGTAGGGCAGATAAAGAAATTGAGCATTACAAAGCCAAAGTTGAGCAAGCATCTAGGGCTGGTAGAGCATCTGCTGAACGGAGGATTAACGGACGTTCAACGGACGTTCAACCAACCAGTAACCAAGAACCAATAACCATTAACCATATATCTATCGATCAGTTTGAGACATTTTGGAAAGTCTATCCAAAAAAGACAGCTAAAGAAAATGCTAAAAAGGCTTGGATAAAGATTAATCCTAACGATGATCTCATTGCAAAAATCACAAAAGCTGTTAAAGATCAAAAGTTATCTGAACGAGAACAACAGTTTATTCCTCATGCGGCTACTTGGCTTAACGCTAAACGATGGGAAGATGAAATAGCTGGAACTACTCAAAAACCATTGATGGGGTGGAAATGATAGAGAACATACTCAGCCGTTTAGAGAAAGTTAAAGGTCGTAACGGAGCTTATACGGCTTGCTGTCCTGCTCATAGCGATAAGAGTCCATCCTTAGCGATAAGAGAATTAGAGGATGGTCGTATCCTATTGAAATGCTTTGCAGACTGTAGCGTTCAGGACATCATTGGTTCTATCGGAATGGAGATAGGCGATTTATTTCCAGACACAAAGAAAGACTTGCCTCAAGTCAAAAGAAAGTATTATGCTTCAGACTTGCTTCGCGTTATTGAATTTGAGGCATGGGTAATATCAGTAGCAGCACATACTATGAGCACAGGTAAGAAATTATCTGATACCGATAGAGACAGAATGAAAGTAGCAACTTCTAGGATAATGGAGGCAGTTAAGTATGTCGGATAATATTATTTCAATAGCGGAACGACTTTACGAAGATCGTCATATCATCAAGTCTCAAGATATTGATGTAGAGAAGTATCTCAAGAATAATGATTTATCAGCACAGGTTAAATCAGCGACAAGCTGGCTAGATGACATTTACCAGAATTACGTTGATCCTGAAAAAACTGATGATGCTGTTATGCCGTGGTCAAAGACTCACTCAGACGTTAAGTTTAGGCTTGGTGAAGTTACGGTATATGCTGGTTCTAACGGAGGCGGTAAGTCTCTCGTAACAGGGCAGATAGCGTTAGGTTTAATAAAACAGAACCTAAAGGTATGTATTGCTAGTTACGAAATGAAACCTATAACTACCATTGTCAGGATGCTTAGGCAGTTTGCTGGTGAGAATATTAATGTTCCGCTAACGCATGACAAGGAAGGATACATACGTCAATTGCTTGGCAGGTTTACCAATTTCATGGAAGATAATCTCTATCTTTACGACCAGCAAGGTAGCACTACTCCGCAAAAGACTATAGCAATGGCAAGGTACTGTGCTGTTGAGCTAGGCATTAAGCATATCTTCATTGACTCATTAATGAAGTGTGTAGTGGCAGAGGACTCATTAAACGAGCAAAAGTCATTCGTTGACGAGTTATGTGCATTGGCACGAGACCATAACGTACACATTCATTTAGTCCACCATATACGCAAGTTGCAGTCTGAGGAGATACAGCCTTCTAAGACCGATTTAAAGGGTTCTGGAAGCATTGCAGATCAGGTTGATAACGTGTTCCTTGTGTGGCGTAATAAGAAGAAGGAGAACGCTCGCAGGAACAATGAGGACTATGACGAGAAGCAGCCAGATATGTTTCTAATGTGCCAAAAGCAGCGTA